CTTGCATAGCAGTATTTTTATTTTGGTAAAACTTACTACCTTCGGTACGTACTTCATTGCAGAAGGTTTTCACCTGTCCAAAGTGTTCTTGGTATTCACCAAAACCGTTTGTGTTATGAGGTACACGGAAAGCTCCTAGCACCTTAGCTGCAACCAGTTGCCAAGTACCTACCTTAGAAAGTTCTACAGGGATAGATACAACTGTACCATTCTCTTCTTCTGTTTTAGAAGAAGATTTAACATCTGCGGTAAGTTCCCCCTTACGGTCTTTGTAACACAACACCACAGTCTTAACACCATCTTTAACAGAGGTTACAGTCATTTGATCAGAGACTGTGTTAAACGATTTTGACCCAAAACCTAACGATCCGTTCGTGGAGTTGTCATCTCGTTTAGTCGAGCAACCAAATACAGTATAAACATTAAAGATTGTTTCTTCAGACATCCCCAAACCGTTATCATGGAATTCGATAACAGGTTTTAGTTTAGTAGGTACGTGTACAAATCCTGCCACACCTTCTTTACCTGAATCGTTATGGCTATCCGTAATGTTTGTACTGTACTCTCGAACAACTGCTTCAATTTTGTAATCATATAGAGTCTGAGAAAGAGCTTTAAGTGTAGATGCATTCATCTCTAGTCCGAAACTAGAACTTTTCTTTGCAGGTGTAGTGTAGCATTCAGTTTTAGGTATAATTGGTACTGCCATAAATAAGTCCCTCTGTAATTTATCGTGAAATATTCAAGTAATTTAAAGCTCGTTGCGCCTGCGAGGGTGAAAACTCACCACCAGTAGCTGTCTTTATGTTCATGTCGTTCATATTAGATGATATGTTCTTGTATGTCAAGGGTATTTTATTGCTTCTCATAACCTTCAGCACCCCTTCGATTTGGCTACGTCTACTTTCCCACAAATCTTGGGACTGTTCGTGATTACTTTTAGAAATATGTTTACTTTTATTACTGTCGAAACTCTCTTTCCACTTAGGATTTGAACCTCCAAGTTTCACACCTTTAGCTTTGGCTACTTCAAGTCCTTGCTTTATGGAAATACTATTAATGGTGAGAAATAACTCACTAAAAGATGCTAAGTTCGTCAGCATAAGTTTACTTTGAGCTATTTGCATAGGGTCTCCGCTTGCCTTAAATTCTAAACGCTCTGTATGGAATTTAACAGTAACCCCCTTGTCCATCATGTCTTCAACAAAACCTAGCATCTCCCTAGTGTTACGAAACACACGGTCATTACTTTGAACAGAGATAGTGTCTCCTTCTCTAACGTATTCAAGCATTGCTTTAAAGTCTGTACGTTTAAATGCGGAAGACCCTGACTGTTTATCTTCAAACTCTTTATCAAAGATAATCCCAGTGTTGAATAGTTGTCGAGCTGTGTCTTGACCTAAGTGTTTGGTTGAAACTCTTCGATAAGCAATTTGTCTTTCCATAATAAAAATCCCCGTGGATATTCTCAATGACTTAAGAATACCACACGGGGATTAGGTGTCAACTATTTATTTAATACTTTCTTTAACTCGTTCACGGATCTCAGCAAGAGATGTTTCTGAGAGAAGTTTACCATCACGGAACACTTCTTTAAGTTCTCCTTGTTGCTCTTGTTCTTGGGTCTGTTGGTCGTACATAACATACGTACCGTCTTCAAGTTCAATACGCATCAAACCCTTTGCAGATTTCTTCTTACTGTCCGTCTTAGGGTCTTTGAATACATCAACACCCTTACCTGATTTCTCAACCCAAGTGGCCTTCACAGCACTGCCATGGGTATCTCGTGTCACGTACTGATAAGAATAACTACCTACACCAAGAACAACAAGTGCCGCGTAACCTTTAGCTTCAAGGCGGGTAATGATTTCCTGTTGACGTTCCAGAGTGATAGAGTCTCCGTAGATTGCCCCAATGTTGTCATGTAACAGTTTTAATCCTGTTGGAGATTTTGTTGTACCGAAGATATCACCGAGACATTCAATAAGACCTTTCTGCTCCCAGCATGAGATGACTTCATCACCAAAAATACCATCTACGAGGTAGAAGGAACCGTTACTAAGAGGTACACATTCACCTTTAGACCTTTTCTGGCTATCGGAGAGGTATTCTAGACTCTCTAAAGCTTCTACAGCATCAGAGTAAGAAGTAGACCAATCAACAGTGTAGCCTGTCAACACTTTAACTGGACAACCGCTATCGGGCCTTACAACAAGTTTACCCTTCCGTGCAAGAATATCTTCCTTGAGCATTGGTAAACCTTCCGATACAAACTTCCAGAAATCAAAACTATCACTTACGTGAGAAAGAATCCCAGTTGGAACTTTAGACATCAAGTAATGGACATAATCCACTTCAGCTTCAAGCTTAGAAATACCTTTCTCTTGTGACATTGATGTAATATAGGAAGTAGCTGTTGAATGTTCTGTAGCTGGCACACTAACACCTACCAGTTCTTTCTCTACATCCGCATTATAATACTTCTCGGCAAATAAGATAGCAGGGATTGTATCTGTACCAGCAAAAGATGTCAGGTGACCAAAACCACTCATCGCTGCTGCATGACGACCTGCCATACCACGCATTGAGAAATCATGGCACATAAATGGAACTAAGTCATGAGGTAGTCCTGCATTGTCAAAAGCCTTGATTGTATTCTCAAGGTATGCTTTAGCTGTTGTAGCTGAAGTTTGAATCAACCAGTTCTCTGTTGAGAATACTGTTTCGATATAATTACTTAACCACTGGAAACCATCTACTGTATTAATAAAGGTTACAGGAGGTACGCCATAGGGAACACTCACACCCTCTGGAAGTGCCTTGATTGAAATGGGTAGGTAACCTAAATCATGGAGACCTTCGAAGTGCCTTGCATCGTAATCAAAACCTAGACAGTTGTCTGTAATACGTTTAATATACTTAATTGCAACTTCCTTAGGTAGGTCAAAGAATGTTTCATTCCACTCTTTGATAAGTACATCTTTAATAAAGTACTGTAAACCTACAAAAACCACTTCCTTATTACCTTTCACGTTTGATAGGCGTCCGTTACGAGAAGTGTAGTTTGAATATACCTTTGTGATATCAGGGTGGTAAGCTTCTTTGTGGAACATCTTGTAAAAATCTGTATTTAGTACTGTCATGTTGTTTCTCCTATTTTAAACTGTTGTTTGCATTTTCTTTATTTAAATGTATGGAACGTAATTTTAATTCAACCCAAGAACAGTCACTAATCCACACCTCAACCTCTTCGTAAACCCCGTAAAGTAGTCCTAAGAGTAACGGCTTAATTTGGTAACTCATTATACCTCCAAGCTTCTTCTCTGTTAACATAGCTACCAACTGTGTGGTGGAAGTAAATATTATCAATCAAACCTTTGAACGTTTCAAGACCTTTTGAAGCAATTAAGTGTGTTACATATAAATCCACTTGTTTTGCCCCAGCAGCCTTGACCTGTTCAGCAAGTTTAATGAACGTGTAACCTCCGTCACACAAATCATCAGGGATCAGTACAACCTTACCTGTAAAATCTACATCTTCTGGTAATGTCGAGCGAATAATCTTACCTGTACTCACATCACGTTCTTTACCACAATTACACACATTCACATCAAGATGACAAGCAATTGTTGCAGCTTTTTCTACGCTACCCTTGTCAGGTGCCAATACAAAATCGTAAGTTGTATTAAAATCTTGTGGTAAGGAACCTCTAAAACATTCGAGTTGTGTTTTCTCGATAATGTTTAAGTCGAAACCTTCGATAGCTTTTGGGTTGTGAGTGTCACACACATAAATTTCATCAAAACCTCCCATATCCTCTAAGAAGTGTAAAAATCCTAGTAGGGGTTGAGGGTTACCTTGTTCAAACTTACGATCTGCACGTCCATAGGGCAGATACGGTAAATCTAAGTACATAGGTACGTTATGTGAGAAATAGCCGTCCTCTACTAACCCCATAACACACTCACCGAAAATACTTAACTCTTCTCTTACCTGATTTACAGGTGTTGATGGAAGTACCTTTACTGAGATGTATTTTGCATCTCGTGAGATACCTTCAAGTTTGTAAGTAAAAGCTCCGTCACTAAAATCTACACGGTTTAGTTGTACTTCTTTATTGTCTGAAAAAACTTCTAACATATGTCCTCCTGTTTGTTTTAACTAAGTATACTTTCTCATAACTAGATGTCAACTATTTATTTAAGTAATTGTCGAAAACATTGATTTATTTCATCTGCAAACTTATTGAAGTTGTTCTCTGTGATCACTTCCTGTGACCAAGTTTGGAAAGAACTACCTTCGTAACCATTTAAGTACATGTAAGTTACAAACTCAAAAGAAGCTTCCTCATCACAGAGTATTTCAAACAATGCTTGTGGATAAGGTGAGACTTGATTCTCTTCACACCACTTTATGTAACAATCAACAACTGTCATTGTATTTATGTAAGCCATATTACACCTCTTGGGTGTTATTATCTTTAGTGAGTTTAATAACAGTTTCCTGTAAAGATTTCACTTCCTCACGTAGTCGTAGGATAGTTCTGGCTAGGGTATACGTATCTGTGTGTTGTGAAAGCTGTTTCAACTGTTCACTACGACTAATATTTGTTGCTTCCATGTCATACATTATGCTTCTTCCTTCTCTTTCACATACTTCATATCGGCTACGACAGATTCCAACTCACTAAGTGAAAACTTATGGTCTGCAAAATCAGCTACAGGCTCTCCTAAATCGTAATCCATCTCAACTTCTACATGGATAGTGTCGAAATTATAAGTATCTACCTTTTTAGCTTGAATTGTTGTATTAATTGTTGTCATTACTAACCTCTCATCATTTTATCTAGGAAACTATTCACTGAATCTTTCGGTGTATTGACCCAAGCATCTACTTCAAGTAGTTCATCGTCATCAAGACCTTCAAGTATGTAACGATTACCTTCATCACGTGTGAAATCTAGCTCAGGGTTGTAACAATGAAACTCTTGTTCTTGGTATCTTTCAATATAAGTTAATGTCATTAATTCTTCCTCTTTTTGTGTGCTGATATCTCCGATTAAAATAAAGTCTCCTGATGTTACACCACTCTCTAATTGCCACCAATCAAATATAGCTGTAGTACTGAACTTATCACTGGCAACAAATGTATACTCTTCTTTACTGTAGTTGATACCGTCGATAATTAGTTTGTGGTTCATACCTGAAGGTAGGTAAGTTGTTTCGAAACTATCACCTACGTTGAATTTAGGTTGTGTCATGTTTGGTTTCCTTATTCTGTTTGAGTAAGGTGATTATTACTCAGTTCGGGGATAGTGTCAAGGTTTATTTAAAATCTGTGTATGTAATTTCTACAGGAACCTTATCCAACTCCTCTTCCTCGCGCTGCTGCTCTAATTTCCGAGTATACCTACTTAAGTAGTTTTTAACTTTCACCTCCTCGAAAAATGTCTCGACTCTATCCATATCCATATCATAATCGTATTCTGAAAGTTCTTCCCATCGACCTTTAACCTTGATCAAACCGAAGAGGTAAGATTTAGGTTCGACATATATTGTAGGTTTGTAAAGTTTACCGTGACCAGATGTGATAGTTTTAAATCCAAGTTTCATAACTTCCCTTAATTATAAGATGTCACTAGTTGGCACACAGTACTCTCATCACCATAGACCCAAGAGTGTACATATTCCCCTTTTTGAGTATCTTCACACCAACCTTTCCCCCACATAAACTTATAAACATCTTTAAACTGCCCAGACTGAGACTCTATAGTATCCATGTCATCAGGCACACCAAAATCATCTACCAGTTGTTGTACACTCTTAGCCAAGAACACTTCCGACTCTTCTCCGAACCAAAAGAGTTTACGACCTTTCAATTTAGAATCTACAATAGATTGTTTCACTTTCTTATTTTTCATTTTTACATCTCCTATTTAATACGAACTTTATCTTTTATCTCAGACAGTGTATCAGCTACATCTTTATCATAACGCGGACGTTTGAAGATAGGTAGGAACAAACTCTTTTGTTTAGTCTTCTTATCTTCAGTCATTGAATCGTACTCTACCTCGACAACTTGAGGGAAGTTATCCTCTTCAAGATACTTAACTCGGTCATCATCATTAAAGCCGCTACCAACACGCACCTTGATTTCCCCACACTCAGATTCACAAATAAAACCTCCTAGCATCCCTTCGTATTTACTACCATCCTCTGCCATGAAAATACCTACGACCTTAAGGTCTGCCGGTTCTTTCCTCTTAAGTTTAATACAGAAAGAAGGTTTACCTACATCCTTCCAACTCTTATCCATATCCTTGACGATAGAACCTTCCATCCCTGAACGTACGTGACCTTCAAAAATCTCAAAAGCTTGCTCTACAGATACATTTTCGTGGCGTTCGATTAAGAAAATCTTAGGTTCTACATTATTGGAAGTACACCACATCTCATAACGTTCCATCATCTCTTCTAGAAGTTTTCTTCGGTCTTGGTTACTAACTCTCCACTCACTTTTAGGTTGGTAGAAAGTAATGTCGATACAGTCCCACACTTGAAGCATCAAACCTTCCTTCTCTTCAAGGGATGCAGTACCTTTTACAATTTTAGTTACAATACCATTACCAGTACTTCGGTCTGCTTTACTTAAATCGTAAACACCTTCGCCTTCAAGAGCAAAACCATCAAACGCACCACAAGATAAGTGGTCTTGTAACGGCTCTATGGTGATAGGACTTCCATTACGTGTCATAGATGTAGATAGTTCCCCACAAACACTAGAGAGATAAGTTCCATCAGATTTTAATTCAACGGCGATATTCTTAATCTTCTTCATATTGGCAAGAGACTTTTCGTTCATAGAGGCAGCACCCATACGAGGAGGTTTAACAATCAAACCTTTCCACACTTTGTTGATGGTTGCATCCTTACATCCGATTTTCAAGTCCTTACGTACAACCTTAATGAACAACTCTGCAAACTCTGGAGATAGTGTGTTTAAGTACTCTGCAACGAATTGTTGAGCTTCATTACCTGTCTTCTTACGTAATCGGAGGGTATCAAGTACAGCAAAGAATTCTGTCCAAGAAACACCTTCACCCTCTGGAGTGTGATCAGGGGTCTTACGCATAAAGAAACTCATTGTAGGAGAGTAAGCATATTCGCAAACTTGTTTCAGTGTAGTGTTCTCTTTATGTTCAGATAAAATCTCCTCTTTCTCATTCTTACTGCTTGTATTAGCTACAGCTTCTAGCACATTTAATGTTAACATTAGTCATTCTCCTCTTTAATATTCAATACATTTTTCATCTAACAATTTACGTAATCGTACATTCTCTCGTTCAGAACAACCACCATCAGATAAACCTTGACTGTAGTTACATTCCGCAGTGTCATCCAAGTCTTCTTGTGTAATACCAGACGGTTCAGGAACATTATCATCCAGTAAAGTTTGTATATGATTCCAATCCTCTGGTGTTAGTACATAATCAATGAAACCATGATAACCGTTATTAATTATTTCTTCAAGTGTCCACCCTGAAAGTTTTAAACTAGATGCTACCATTTACAACCACCTTCTTGGTACTCAATCTCTGTATCAAATTCATCAGCTTCTCCGCAGAAACTACCTTCATGGTCTACATGAGAAGCAAGTTCAACAACTTCATGATGTTCAAGTTCAGGTTTACCTTCTACACCATAATTATAAAACTTAGCTTCCATACGGACATAACGTTTATAGGTTCGGATACGGTCATAGTCATGTAGACATTCAATCACCATACCCTCATGACCTTGAAGGAAAGCATTTGTTGCGTAAGTACTACCTGTTAAACCGTTCATTACAATTTGACATATATTCATGTCGAAATCTTCTGCTAATTCTTCTTGTGTTAAGTGTTTCTCATAGATAATAAATTGAACATCTGGTGTAGACATTTTAGAGTACCAATCTCCTCGGACTTTCTCTACACCACGGTCTTGCATGTCTGAAATGTCACGTGCATGTTTAATGTAGTTATTGTAACCTCGCGGAGGTACGTACAACTCACGTTGACCTTCGTACTCAAATTTAGGGATGGCAAAGATATCTACATCTTTAGGGGTATTACCTGTATACAAGTCACGTAACATACCACCACCTAGGTAGATGTCATAACCTTCACTATTCTCAGCAACAGTACGTACAAACCACCATACATCTTCTTCCAAAACATTTTCTAAATCTAAATCTTTAAACTTTCCCATGTTATTTCTCCTTCTTTGGGTAAAACTCTGGTCGTAGTTTCATATCACGGACGGTGTCATAAGTAAACTTAGTATTATCGTTACACCAAGCATTACTAAAACCTCCTGTATCTGAGGCATATTTGTAAACACCACCTTTCTCAGCACAGAACTGATCTTGTAGTGCATAACTACGAGTATCTCCACAACCTGCTAGTAATAATAGGGTAACGGGTATAAGCAGTTTCTTCATAACGATCCCCTTAAAATTTAACCATGCACATTAGTGACGATACAGTCCATACGATTTGTACTACTACAGCAAGTATCAACACTTTATAAGTAAGTTCTTTAATCTTATCTACAATGTAAAACACAATTGCAGGTAGGAACATAATACCTATTACAAGTAATAGTGCGAATACTGAAGGTACTAACCATAAGATTGCATCAAAAATCCCTGTAAATGTACCTTCTAGTAGTGCCCAAGCTCTATCTAACATATTATTCTCCTTTTTAAATAATAAAAACCTCTCACACAATTAAGTATGAGAGGTGGTGTTTCATACTACACGTAGATAGTAAGGTAGTTCAGTTGTTGTGTCAAGCTTATTTCTCAAGAAAATCTAAAATACGTTTTCGTAGTTTTTCTGTATGCAGATTGTGTGCAAACTTGATACCTAAAGTGTTAGCTGCAAACTTAAGAAGTTCACGGTCACAATGGTCAATATCGATATGTGAACCTCCGATCATGTAACCAGAGGAGTGCACTTCTTCTAAAGTGTTCAGGTACACAGAGGTTTGTTCCTCCTCTTCCACCTCCACTACAGTCAACATACCCTTAACAGTATCAATAATCTCATCAACACTATAACCAAAGGTTTCACAATCCTCGGAGATATCTTCTAAGATTTGAGATGCATACACTTCAGGTGTATATTCTTCCTTAGCTGCATCCACTTCACGCTGGTATCGAACGGCTTCACGGTTTGCTAGGCGTTCACGGATTTCATCTTCACGCATCCACAAGTCGTCACCTTTAATAACATCCCCCATCTCTTCCTTGGTGATGAAGTCTACATAACAACGTTCGATAATATCTCGGTTGTCAAGGGCGGTGTGTTTTGCATATTGCTCGATGTTGTTAGCTTGTCCACTGTAACCCGAAGACCCAGTATGTACCATTAAGTTACCTAAAGGTTTAACTACCTGTTCGTCACAAGCTAAGAAAATAGGGCCACCTGCGGAAGAACAATCACCTACAATAATACCTATAGTATGGGCTTTACAATCAGAAATGGCTGATAGAAAAGCTTTCATAGTAGTATCATAACCACCCTCGGTATTCAAAAACACCTTAACTGTATCTTGCTCTTGTGCAATACGTAACGTGGTTAACTCTTCATGCCAGTGTTCAGGAGACGATAACCTACGGTCTATTTCAATTTCGTACTCCTTAATTTCAGCTACCACATT